ATCCGCCTCCTAGTATATCATTACCTGAAGACTCAAACTTTTTAGCACTTGCTTTAACATTTTCTCGCTTATCTTTACCAGCCTCTTTCATACCCTCCACTTTCTCTGTAGATGCTCTCTCTTGATCACGTAAAGAAGTATTAAGGTCGAACTCAAATTGCATAAGTTCTTTCTTTAATCTAACCTCCTCTTGTAGGTGCGTTAGTTTAGTCTGAGCTTTTAATTGCTCTAGTTGCGTGTCGGTTTGAGCTTTTGCCTGATTTTTTTGTATCTCAGACTGAGCTGCGGCTTGTTGAGTTTGCGCATTTGCCTGTGCTTGCGCTTGAATGTTTTGCTGCTGGATTTCCTGATCACGCTCTTGTTTCTTTCTACGTTTTATCTTTAGCAATTGATTTGCTAACTTTAAATTCCTAACCTCTCGGATATCTATAGCATCATCCAAATCTATCAACTGTTGAGATAAGGCTGTCTGGATGTTATTCTCTAGCATCTGCTTCTCTTCTTCGTCAGGCTCTAGCTCTAAGAATATACCAAAGTCATACAAATGTAACTCGGACATCTCCTTTAGTGTTGCAACATTGTGAGCACCTATAGACTGAACAAAAGCATCGGCAGTTGGAGAATACTCTAATATATCTGAGATACGTAAAGAAAGAGCCTCTGCAACTTCAGATGTCAAGAACATTGAAGATAGCAGTATATGTCTAGTAGCTACGTTTGAATTTGCCGCAGCAAGTTTTTGCACACCAACCAGTGACTTAGGATCTGGCATACTACCGTCCCTAGCCTCATTTAAACCCGTTACGTCACGAACCATCTGTAGGTAGTAGTTATATGTCTGGATTAAACTACCCATTTTATTTTGGCCAGCTCCATTGGATATCTGCTGGATAGGGATTTTCCCTGGGTTAGGGTCACCGTCAGCCGTTAAACTTCTACCTATAACAGAACCTGTTTGGAAGAACATATTAAGCGCCTCCTGTGGGTTATAGTTAGTTCCGTTGCCTAAATCTATTTCAGCAAGTCCATCAGCATCAAGGTATACTCCGTCGGGTACCATGCGAGATAAAACCTGCTGTAATTTAAGATGGGTCAACTGAATAGTATCAGCGAAACCAGTAATTCTACTTACGATAGACTCAATACGTCCTTCGTACATTCTTGGTGCAACCAAAGAGTAGTTCATTTTAACCTTGTTAAAATCACTCTTGCTGCGCATCATATTCTCTGCCTTCTGCCACTTGATGAGTTTGTCTGTACCTAGAATCATAGCGCCTTCAAAGATACACTCCACAGATCTCTGCAATCTTGAGTACCCACCCTCTTTGTTTTCAGGTGGATTAAATGTATCTGATTTCTCTATAGCTTTCTCCCCGCCAGAACCTGTCTCTTTAACCTTGTAAACGTCATTAGTATATGTTCTAAAGTTGAAGTATAAAACTTGAACCTTATTCTTATCTGTCTCGTTTACTCTTCGACCCCGCGTGTTTCTATGGCCAGAACTAGAATGTATATCCTCTAAGTCAGACTCAGTTAATTGGTCAAACTCTCTAGCCAACTCATTAATTGGAATTGTCTTAACCTCTCCTATGTAGTATATATCGTCGAAGTATGGCGAATCAGTATGAGAGTAAACAATATTCGCTGGGTCTACGTATTCAACGGTTGCTCCATCGCTCCAGTTAAAACCTGTCTTCACACAACCAATACCTAGTACTGTTAAATCGTACAGAAGTCTCCGTCTGATTAGATCATATTTATTACCATCTAGCAATACGTTTATAGCTTGCTCCTCCGCTATCTCTACAGCTTGCTTATAGTTAAGCTGCATATGCAGATCTAGCTCTTCTTGAGTATCCGGTAGGTCTTCTTTTTTGTTTTCATATAGGTCGATGTTAAACATCTCCGCTGCTTGGTCGTTGTAAACCTTTGCGTCCATATCCCTCATCATCGACTCCATATACTCTGTCCTCTTGCTTACACCGTACTGATCTTGCGAATAAGCTTTTACAGTGAACATCCTCTCGGCCATGCCATTAACTACAATATCTACAAACTTTGGTATAATAGGTACAGGTTTCCAATCTAAATTAAGATAGGATAAATCACCATTTATAGATAGCTCATCCTTGTATTTCTGTATAGATTGCTCACCACGAGCATACAACCTAAGGTTGTGGAACTTCTGTTGTGTTACATTGTACCTATTGCTATGTGAATCTTTAAACCACTCCTGCTCTATAGCTCGTGCCACCTTGAGACCATACTCGGCGCTCATTTTCTCTAGGTCAGGAACCGCTTGAGAAGGGAAGTTTACATATACTGACTCAGCCATGCTTATTTAATTATCTGGGAGTTAAACCCCTTATTGTTATATTTAGATATACTTAAGTCTAAAGGTTGTCTTTCTACTTTGGCATTAGGTGTGTACAGGTGCCGGTTGCAGGCCATGATTGCTAAACCTGAGCTTATAGAAGCATCATGCTTGGTTCTTTTATTTATATCAAATCTAGCCCAATCATTAAGCAACTCGTTAAAGTATACTGTTCCATAATTGCCCTCGCCTAGATGTCCTACATATCCTTGTATATACATCTCAATAGCCGCAGCGTGTGCTTGTTTAATGTCTTCACTTGAGTTTGGTATACCACCCACTTCCTTTTCAGCAACAGATAGTTTCTTCCAGTTTTTGTCTGGCCGATTCATACTGTAACCTCTATAGCCTCTGCGGCGTAAGTAGTATAGTAACCTAGGTTTGTTATTCTCTGCTAGTATAGGCATCCCGTAGAACACAAGAGCCATTAGCACATCTTCAAAAAATATCTCTGCGGTTTGTGGTCTTGCTATATACTCTAAAAAGAAAGTGCTCGCAGGAGCATCTTCCATAGAAAACTTTGTTAATCCGTGGAGCGATCCTTTGGACCCCTTGCCATCAACAGTACCGCTGATATCATAACTATCACAGCCAAACGCCCCAATATGATCATTGCCTGGGAATCTAACACCATTCTTTATTATTTGTTTATTTTGTAAATTAGATGGTGGAACCCAACTAACCTTAAATCTCCCTCCTGGATCCGGGTGGAATATCACCTTTGAATCCTTAACCCCGTTAACCCAACCAAAACTACCTGTTGTAGTATGGGCATTATGCCTACTACCTTCGTTGTAGTCTATCTGTTCATATATCTTCATTAGGTTAAAGATACTGTTTTTGCTTTCATCCCGGAAGGCGTGCTCGGTTGTTCTAGGGAATTGCCGGTAGAACTCGTTTAAAGCATCGTGATCATCTTTTAATCCCTCAGCTTCGTTCTCCCAGCTATCAATAACACCAACATCTATTAGTTCACTGTCCGGTCCCAGTCGTTTTGCATCACCTGGATTATCAAAGACTGGAAATCCGTATTCATCAATAAATCCCTCATAGTTCCATTCCATAGGGACAAAGAGAGAATATAACCCAGACTTTGTTTGTCCATTGCGGTTTCGCTTTGATACATCTGAGTCATTGTATAGTTTTTTAAAATTACTACCTCCTTTATCTAATGCGTTTGAAGTAGATCCCATAAGGCATTTCCCTACGATTCTACTACCAAGTCTTAGGCAAGTCTTTGTGACTCGCCAGTTGTTTAATATATTATCAGGTCTCTCCCACTTACCACTCTCATCATGAACTAATAGACTTAGTTTTTCACCGTCATAGCTATTGTCCCCTGTATTCTTCCAATCTATAGTAGTATCAAGACCTGCTATTTCCTCTAGCCTCTCATTACTCTGTATCTTCTTCCTAGTAAACTTACTCGCTGGAACTCTATACGCTAGCTCCGACTTTGGGCGATCCATACCGTCTTGTATCGGTTTGAAGAAGAAAGGGTAGTTAATACTTATAGGTACAACTTTATCTGTAAACATCTTCTTTGCATCGGCACCAGACTTAGAGAGTATCCCATATCTACTATCACTCGATATAGTGGCTAAGTTAACTGTTTCAGCTGAACTCATAAAAGAAA